CCCGACTGGGCGAACATGGGGCGCGCGCTCGTCCGCGGCATTCTCAATTCGGCGCGCGGCCTTTCCGACAAGGACGTGTCGCCCGAGGCGCAGAATGCGCGCCGCATCGCCGGTTTTGCCGACCTCGACGGCATCGAGTTCGTCGCGCGCATCGACGTCGGAACCGACACCAACGGCGACCCGAAGAACGAAATCCGCGGCGCGGTCACGCGCGACCATAAGGATTACGCGGCGCTGATGAGCGGCGCGCCCACGAATGGCGCGGGTTATCAGCAGGCCCCGGTCTATAACCCGCCGACGGCGCCGCCTCAGCACGTCTCGGCTGCGTCTGCGGCTCCTGCTGCGTCGTCCGCCGGCGTCCGTCCCACCTGGGCGCAATAGGAGGCGACGCCATGATGCTCCGTTCCCGCCAGAAAACCTTTGTCGAGCGCAGCATCGCTGCGCTCGGCGAGCACGGCAATACTCTGGGCGTGGCGCCGACCGGCGCCGGCAAGACCATCATGCTGTCGGCGGTCGCCGGCGAGATGATCAAGGACAGCGCCGCGAAGGCCTGCGTGCTGGCCCATCGCGACGAGCTCACCGACCAGAACAGCGCAAAGTTTCAGCGCGTCAATCCTGGCGTCACGACCTCGATCGTCGACGCCGCGGAAAAATCATGGACGGGTCAGGTCACCTTCGCCATGGTTCCGACGCTTGCACGCGCCGCCAACCTCGACGCCATGCCGGCCTTGGATCTCCTCGTCATCGACGAGGCACATCACGCCGTCGCCGACAGCTACCGCCGCATCATCGACCGCACGCTCCAGCGCAACCCCATGGCCCGCATCTTCGGCGTGACGGCGACGCCCAACCGCGGCGACAAGAAGGGGCTGCGTCATGTCTTCTCGAATGTCGCCGACCAGATTCGCATCGCCGAGCTCATCGCCTCCGGTCATCTCGTCAAGCCCCGCACCTTCGTCATCGACGTCGGCGTGCAGGAGGCGCTAAAAAAAGTGCGCCGCATCGCCGCCGATTTCGACATGGGTCAGGTCGCGGAAATCATGGACAAGGAGCCGGTCACCACCGCGGTGATCGCGCATTGGAAAGAAAAGGCCAGCGACCGCCAGTCCGTCGTCTTCTGCTCCACGGTCGAGCACGCGCGCAACGTCACGGAGGCCTTTTGCGCCGCGGGCGTCAGGGCCGCGCTCGTGCACGGAGAGATGGGCGACGACCCGCGCCGCGCGACACTCGCCGCCTATGCCGACGGCCGCACGCAGGTCATCGTCAATGTCGCGGTGCTGACCGAAGGGTGGGATCACCCGCCGACGTCCTGCGTGGTGCTGCTCCGCCCGTCGTCCTTCAAGTCCACCATGATTCAAATGGTCGGACGCGGCCTGCGCACGGTCGACCCAGAAGAATACCCGGGCGTCGTCAAGAACGATTGCATCGTCCTCGATTTCGGCACGTCCAGCCTGATCCACGGCTCGCTTGAGCAGGACGTCCAGCTCGATGGGCGCGAGGGGGTTGGAGAGGCGCCCACGAAGACCTGTCCGGAATGCGAGGCGACCGTCCCGGCCGCCGTGACGGAATGCCCGCTCTGCGGCCATGTCTGGGAGAGCGAAGCGGGCGACTCCGAGCGCGATCCGCTCGGCTCCTTCGTGATGACAGAGATCGACCTCCTGGCGCGGTCCAGCTTCCAGTGGGCCGATCTCCATGGCGATGGGGCGGCGCTCATCGCCAATGGCTTCAAGGCCTGGGCGGGCGTCTTCTGCCTCAATGGCCGCTGGTATGCCGTCGGCGGCGCGCAAAACATGCCGGCGCGCCTGCTCTCGGTCGGCGAACAGATGGTCTGCCTCGCGGCGGCCGATGACTGGCTGAACGATAACGAAACCGACGAGAGCGCGCACAAGACGCGCAGCTGGTTGAAGCAGCCGGCGACCGACAAGCAACTGGCCTATCTGCCGTCCGAATATCGTCTGAACTACGGCCTCACCCGCTATCAGGCGTCGGCGCTGCTGACCTTCCATTTCAATCGCGGCGCGATCCGTCGGCTCGTCTTCGGAGCCGACCAATCGGCGCGCGCGGCCTGAGGGAGGTGATCATGTCGATTGCGCCTCTCGAACGTCTCGGGGTCAGCCGCCCCAGGACCATCATCTGCGCGGTTTGTCGGCGGCGCGCTGCCGGTTTCGCGTGGGCTGATCCATGGGCGAAAGGCTGGCCGCATCCGACAGCCGCCTTCTGCTCGAAACAGTGTCAGCGCTTCTACAGCGCCAGAGCGAGGAACCCGGAACTCATGACGCTTCTTTCAAAACATGAAACCGACGCCGTCCGCGCAACGATGAAGCGGATCCCCGATCTGATCGACCGTATCGGATGGGAAAAGCGTCTCGCCGATCTTTCCGAGCAGGAGGCTTTCGATCTCGTCGCCGAAATGATCGCCGGCTTTCAGGAGTCGATGTCGGAAATCGCAAGGACGACTGATGCGGAGGTTCCCTTCTGATGCTGGACTATAATCACAGCCCCACGGTTACCGAAAAGGTCAACGCCGCGATCGACACGGCGCTGGTCACGCAAAATGCTACACGGCCGCCGCGCAATTATCTTGGCGGTTCGCGCATCGGCCACGCCTGCGAACGCGCGCTTCAATTCGAATTCGCCGGTGCGCCAAAGGACGAGGGCTCCGGGTTTTCCGGTCGCACGCTGCGTATTTTCGCTATCGGACATGCGCTCGAAGACCTTGCGGTCAGTTGGCTGCGCGCCGCCGGCTTCGACCTCTACACCCGCAAGGGCAACCGTCCTGACGGGGAGCAATTTGGCTTCTCCGTCGCGGGCGGGCGTATCCGCGGTCATGTCGACGGCGTCATCGCCGGCGTCGCGCCTCCCCTCTCCCTCGGCGTTCCGGCGCTGTGGGAGCACAAGACGATGAATGCGAAGAACTGGCGCGAGACGGTCGCGAAAGGCGTCGCGGCGTCAAAGCCGGTCTATGCGGCTCAGATCGCGCTCTATCAGGCCTTCATGGACGCCGCCATTCCGGGCGTCGCGGCTAATCCCGCGCTGTTCACCGCCACCAACAAGGATACGGCAGAGCTCCACCATGAGCTTGTTCCCTTCGACGCCGAACTGGCGCAGCGCATGAGCGACCGCGCCGTGCGCGTCCTGAAGGCGACCGACGCCGGCGAGCTGCTACCCCGTATCGCCCGCGCCCCTGATTTCCACGAATGCCGCCAGTGTCCCTGGTCGAACCGCTGCTGGAGCCTGCCGCAATGAGCGACGACAACATCATCCACTTCAACCCGTGGCAAGACTTCAACGATGTTTCGGCGATCATCGATCCGGCCGACATCGAGCCCGACGTCGAGCAGCTGAAGATCTTCCTCAATGTCGTGTTCAGCTACTGCGAGGGCCTGATCCCCGTGCGGGGCTTCGTCGACAAGGGCCAGAACCTCGACGATCGGCCGAACAACAACATCTGGATCGAGGCTGACGAGCACGCGATCGACAAGCTCGTCACCTTCGTCAATTGGGCGTGGCGCGAGGGATCCGCGGTCTATGTCGTGCCCGGCACCGTCGCCGCGACGGGACAGGCCAAGGCCGAAGAAGTCATCCAGATGCAGACCATCGTCGTCGATCTCGACGACGGTGACATCGCCGCCAAATACGAGCACCTCGTCGATCATCTCGGCCTGCCGACGCTCGTCGTCGAGAGTGGCGGCCGCACGAAGGAAGGGCAGCCCAAACTCCATGTCTGGTGGAAGCTGACCGAGCCGGCGACCGACGGAGACATCCTGGCGGTTTGCCGGCTGCGCGCCGACATTGCCCGCAAGATCGGCGGCGACTGGCATTTCCGCTCCGCCCATCAACCGATCCGCGTGGCAGGCTCGGTCTACCATAAGGGCGGCTTCCGGCGCGCCGTCACCATCCGCCTACACAATCCGCATGTGGAGGTGGAGCTTCGGGAATTCGCCGAGCGCGTCGATAACATGATCCGCTTCATCTACGCCGGTCCCGAGCCGGTGGAGCGCGAGAAACCGACGATTCGCGAAGTACTGACGACGCCGGTGCGCGAGGGCGGCGTCGACGGCTGGTCGCGCTTCGCCGGGATCAGCGCCGCCGCCGGCCACTACATCCGCCAGGTCCACAAGGGGGAGATGAGCCCCGACGATGGCTGGGAGGCGATCTGCCAATACAACGCCGCCATGGTGCGCCCGCCGTGGCCGCTGACGCGCCTCAAGCTCGAAGCCGACCGGCTGTGGGCGAAGCACATCGAGAAGAACGGGCCGCCGCTCATACGCCTCGACGCCGACGCCGCGCCGCGCTCGCACGCCTTGCCGGTGTTCTCCTTCGGCGAGTTGCTCGACGACGTCTCACCCATGCCGGAGGACATCATCGCGCCGCGCGTGCTGACGCCGGGCGGGTTGCTGGTTTTGGGCGGCGCGCCCAAGGTCGGCAAGAGCGACTTCCTGATCTCGATGCTCGTCCACATGGCCGCGGGCGTTCCGTTTCTCGGCTTCGCGCCGCCGCGGCCCTTGCGGATTTTCTACCTGCAGGCGGAGATCCAGTATCATTACCTGCGCGAGCGCATGCAGGGCATTCGGCTCGATACGGCCGTCGTAGCGGCGGCGCGCGACAATCTGCACGCGACGCCGAAACTCGAGCTGATCCTCGATGACAAGGGCCTCGCCCGCGTCGCCGACGCCATTCGCACGCGTTTCCCCGACAGCCTGCCCGACATCATCTGTCTCGATCCGATCCGCAATCTGTTCGACGGCGGCAAGGACGGCGGCGAGAACGACAATGCAGCGATGATGTTCTTTCTCACCGAGCGGGTCGAGAGGCTGCGGGCTGTCGTCGCGCCCGAGTGCGGCGTCATCCTTGCCCACCACACCCGTAAAATGCCGCGCAAGGCCGTGGGCGAAGATCCGTTCCTAGCATTGTCCGGCGCCAGCGCGCTGCGCGGGTTTTATACGTCCGGGCTGCTCATGCACCAGCCGGACGAGGACGACACGGCGCGCAAGCTGGAGATCGAACTGCGCAACGGCCCGGCGCTGCCGGCAAAACTGATCGACAAGGTCAATCGCCGCTGGGTCGAGCTCAATCCGATGAATGAGCGTCTCGTCCGCAAGGACTTCGGCGAGAAACTCGACGCGGAGCGCCTGCGCAAGCACGACGTCATTCTTGGCATCCTGCTCGATGAGGCGGAGGAAGAACGCCTTTATGTCACCAAGCAGTTCGCCGAGAAATTCGAAAACCAGGCGGGGCTCGGCAGCAAGCATACGATCCAGGACCGCCTTGGCGTACTGGCGACAAAGGGTTTCATCAAATTTCTGCGTGACGCATCGTCCTTCGGCTTCCCCGTCACGCGCTCACATTTCGGGTATCTCTGCGTAGAGGGCATGACCTTCGGCAAGCCTGAGGAGAGCATCGATCCGACCACCGGGGAGATCATTTCGACCCCGCGCCGGGTGCTGCCGAGCCACTACAAATGCCCCCAATCGGCGGCTTGTCTCGCGGTCGAAAATCCCGAGGTCTGGGTCTATCCGGACGGGTCGGAAGGCGATGTCTCTCATATGAGAGGGGCCCCCCTCATATGAGAGACAAAATCAAAATCCGTTCAAATTCCGTGTGTTGCGGGGAAAATATGAGAGGGGTTGTCTCTCATATTTCTCTCATCCCCCTCTCATGGTTTTCGCCACAAAAGCAGGCACTTACGACGAAAATATCAATTAGGTCCGAAAGCTCCCATACTACGTATGGGAGGGCCAACCATGAGTGTTGGCCCTTCCTCCCATACGTGGGTTTCGCCCGTGGGCCGCCCTGATCCGCGCGCCCTCAGACGACGGCGGCCCAAGTAACGCGACTCACCCAAGCCGCCGTCGCCCTCCACCACCGATGACCCCTACAACGAGGCGATCACCCATGGCTTCGACGACTCTGACTCTGCCCGCCGCAATGCCAACCCCGGCGGCAATCCAAACTTCCGCTCCGGAAACGGACGCCATTCTCGCCCTCGATCTCGGCACGACCACTGGCTGGGCGCTGCTCAGCTCCAACGGCGTCGTTACCAGCGGCACGGCGTCATTCCGGCCCAGCCGTTACGACGGCGGCGGC